CCGACCGTGTAATTGATTGTTTTACCAGAATCCGGCCCGGTCAACACCAAAATGGTTTTACTGTAGCCACCGCCGCCGCCACCGCCGCCGGGGAACACTTCAGGCTCGCCCGGAGCAATGAAGCCGATGTCGCCGTAGCCACCACCACCGCCCGCACCCCAGCACTCAATGGTGACGCCAATGGCCGACGCCGGGATCGTCACCGTCCCTGAGCCTGGTTCGGATGCGTCAAAAACGCCCGCACCAGCACCGCCGGTTGAGCCGTTAATTAGGGATGCAAGGATCGCAGCGCCCATTAGGTCAAGCCCGCTCCGCTAATCAGCCACGAGGTCGCGCCGATCTTGATACAGGTCGCAACGCCGTTTCGGGCCAAGGTACGAGTGCCGGTCGTTGTGCTGTTCACAAGCGTCAAAGTATCGGACGTAATGGCAATAGATAACGCGGACGCATTGACGTTGATGATGACGATAACGGTTCCCGTGGGATACGGCACCGACGCGTTAGCCGGGATCGTGAGCGTCAAGCTCGACCCGTTCATCACAATCGTTTTGCTGGCATCCGAAGCAATCAGCGTGTAGTTACCTGTTTGACTGTTCTGCGGAGCATCTCGATACCCAACCGGATAGTTTGTATTGGTCGGTGCGTTATCAGGAATAAGCGCAGTTCCCGTAAAGGTCGGGCTGGCAATCGGAGCGTAAGTCGTTGCAGCCGTGGCCGCAGACAATGCATCGGTAATGCCATAACCCGCGAGAGTTGTCGGGGTGCCCGTTACCTCAGTCCACGAAACGCCAGCGACCGTCAAATCGTTGACGCCAGAGATGTCATCATAAGTTCCAATCTGCACGTTGGCAGAAGTTGTCAGCACAAACTTGTACGTGACCGCCTCTGACAACCAGACTTCACTTGTGGTGCGTCCAGCCGAATTGAGAACAATAGGATTAGTATTTGGGGTCGCGCCGGAAACGCTTGTGTAAGTCGCTTGTGGCGTCGTCGTTCCAGCCGCGTAAGTAAAAATCTTACCGCCAGATAACGGATTTCCGCTGTTGTCGAAAAACTGTGCCCCTGCTCCGGCAAGAGGCGAAAGGAAAACAGTCATAAGTTCACCTGAGTAACGGTAAGAATAATAGACGGAATAGCCGGTACAGGCGCTACCGCCGCAAAATAGGCAAGTTGTACGTCAGTGCTGTCAGTCGCCCACATGATTTGGATGTAATCGCCGTTAGACGCTTCTTGGAACACACTAGCCGACGCAAAAATTTCGCCGTTGTTTCCTTTAATGCGGATGCGTGAGGCGGAATCTGCAATATCCGTTCCGTTCTTGCGGAACCATACGTCAGCAATCGCGTCACCACCAGATGTTTTGTCAAACTGTATCGAAAAGTTAAAATTAAAAACGCCAGGGTTTTGAATCAGAATTTGCGACGTTGTGGTTCCTCGTCTAACCCCTACGCCATACGCTGTCGTATTAAACGTGATGGGATAGGCGGTATTTATTGCCGCTGCAACTTGCGTCGTTGTGTCGTAGAACATGCCGTAGTTCGGCCTATTCAACGGCAGCAACGGAGGCGCAATTTTTAATGCGTCAATTTCTTTTTGTAGCTCTGGAATCGCATCTTCCGTCGTCGCTGCAAGCGAAGGGGTCAACTCCAAGTCAGCCGTGCTGATCTGCGTTGTGCCACCCCCCGTCAATTGGAACTGGTTATTAAGAAACCGGAACCACTCACGGGAAATCAACCCCGTCCGCTCGTCGATGAACGGTACGCGTGGGGCTGGAATGTTGGTCGTATTGTCAACCATTACGCGTCAGTCGGGCTAAGTTGTAGCTCCGCTCCCATAATGGCAACGATTACCGGGTCAGTTCCCGACACTTCATAAACTCGGTCACGAGACTTCATCGTCGCGCCGAGCCGACGCCAGATGACGCGGGTTTCGGTTGCGCCAATCGCGCCTACGTCGCGCCAATACTCGTTGCTCCAAGTGTGTCCGCCATCGTCAGACCAACGCAGCATGACTTGCGGGTCAGCGCCAATGTTGGCACCAATCGTCGCAAATATCGAACTAGGTTCCGTATTCGGCGATACGGCTTGATCGGTTTCAAGTTCTAACAACGCCTCAGTCGCAAGAATCTGATCGAGCGCAGAACTTGATTCGTCACCCGACAAGCCAACGCCCGTTTGGCAATCTAATTGCAATTGGTGATGGATAGTTCGGGTGAGGTTGTTTTGCCCCGTAGGCAGCGCACGCCACCGACGAAGCCACTTCTGAACGACGTTATCGTCAAGATAAGTCGTCAAACTGAACTCATACAAATTGCCGTTCTGAAAATCGCCTACAGTCGGATTGCCGTTAAAAGGGGCATGGCAGTTTGAGCGGTGTCGGCGGTATTCGCCGTTTACCAGTGCAGCACGCTCATGCCACGAACCTGTCGCAGCGTCATAGACCCATGTGGTTTGCGCACTCGGAAAAATAAGTACGTAAAACGCATGGCCGTCTTGCTGGTAGGTATACGCCAGCGCGTCCGACATGTTGTCGTATTGCTGAATCGCGAACTCTACGGCGTGAGTTGATACACGCACACCCTGATAGCCTTGGGCGCGATAGACGATGCCTTGACCGCGTGCGTCGGCTCCAAGCCAAAATACGCTGTTATCCAGTTTGGCAACGCTATACGGGGCAATACATCCGATTTCGTTGTATGCGCCCTGAATACGCTCTAGCGGGAAATCGGGATTGCCGGAGTTGTACCAGACTTCAACTGAGTTCGTGCCAAACAGCCACGCCTCACGGTGGTCAATAATGATTGATACCAAGCCGTCGGGAGAACCCTCGGCACTGGCAAAGTCGAGCGGATCAACAGACAAACCATCAAGAAGCTGCGTTACCCAAATACGCTGGCTATTGGGTTCGTTAAATACAAAATACCCATCGAGATAGCCAACCGTTACCGCGCCAGGAAAGTCTGGATCGGTAATCTGCTGAAACGCGTTTGTGGTGTAGTTATAGATGAACCCATTAGGATTACAGGCTATAAACAACTGAAACCCGTTGTCAGCCATTGACACCGGGCCGGTGCCCGTGATGTCGCCCAACTTGGTAATCGTAATGTTCGGAGTTACCTTAAACAGTTCGCTGCCGGAAGCAACATATAAGTTACTATCAAAACTCCACAGCCCACGAATCGGCCCTTGCCCGACGGAGGCAATCAATTTCATTCCGGGGCATCGTTGCAGATACGCTGGTTCCTTACCGCCTTCTGGGATAACTTCTGGATACAAATTGACCATGCGTGCGTCTGCCGCATTGGGGCTTCGCACAACATAAGACGACCCAAGAATAGGCGTCTTCATGTTTAGGCAACCGTAGCGCCGTTGTTGGACACGATCCACCAATCTGTGCCAAGAAACTGGAGCAATACGCTCTCTCCTACGGCATTAAAGGTTATGGTCGTTCCGTTACCAAAATTAGTGGGCGTTAATACGCCAGTATCTGCGCCAGCCGCTTCTGCCACATAAACGATTGCTTTTAGTTGTCCGGCTCCGCCATCGGCAAGAGTTAAAGCGTCACCCGTACCCGTAGAGGTGAACGCCGTGGTCAACGTCGTTAAATTTACCGCGCCAGGGCCGGAAAGCGCCTGCACACTGCCAACAATCGCACCAGAAAACGTCTGGGTGCCGGTAAATGTCTGCGCCGCGTCAGTTCGAGCAATGGTCGCCGACGTGGATGGAAACGTCATCGTCGTTGCGTCAGTGCCAGCAAGCGTAATGGAATTGCTGGCCGTTAGCGTTTTGCCATTGGCAATCGTCAGCGTCGCACTCGTCGCCGGGGCAGTAATCGCAACCTTATTGATGCTCGTCGCAGATGCCACGCCAAGTGTCGGCGTCGTCAGCGTCGGATTAGTCAGCGTAGTGTTTGTAAAAAGATTCGTGTTGGTAATCTTTTTAGTTAATCCACTTTGCACCAAAACGAACTGATCCGGCCCCGTCGTTGACGAGGTAGCCGGAAGGTTCGAGATTGTAATTTTGGTTGCCATGATTAGTAGTTTCCAGCAAAGATGTTGTAACGGTTACGACGTGCCATCAAGCTGTACGGCATCGCCATCACGTCATCCGGGTTGTTGATTCGCTTGAGGTCGCGTTTGCTGTACATCGCAATACGCCGCACATCTGGAGATGGCGCAACGCCAAACTCCGGCGCAAGTTCCAACGCAAGATTGTATCGAAACGCTCTCAAATAACCCGGCGGAAACTGCAAATTGGTTTCAAGCGTTGTCGGATTAGCAAGAGGCTGAACCGAAATAAAATGAAACTCCAGCATTTTGCTGGGCACCGGATATACCGACATCGTAATGTTCGGAAACGTCATGTTTACGAACATAACTTGGGGATACGTGCTGGTGACGGTTTTTACAGCGATACCGTTGTATTGCTGCTGGTTAATAAACTTGATTCCATACGATACGTTAGTTGACGGATCGCGGAAGTAAGTTGAATCATCGAGCAAGATTGGACGCTGAGTAGTCGCATCATCGACGCCGATGTAATCATCACCCTGCGTAACGATTGGCGTGTCTGATTGATTCGCCAATATGTACACAAAGTCGCCGGATGGCCCTAGCGTTCGGATACGGAATCCTGGCTCCCAATAGTAAGTTTGATCTTGAGTGCAAAACACAGCCAAACGCTCTGTGTTCCAACTCTCAATCATTTGGTTGAGCGCAACGAGATTGTCTTGGTAAACCGCTTCCGGCAGGACGTTGCCGGAGTTAACCAGCCCCAACAGCCGATGCGCACCACTAAGAAGGTCACGAGCAGTAGGCATACATCACCTAAATGGGCGGCATATTGAACGTAGTGTTCGTATTAGGAATGTTATCGGTTTTGTTAACCGGCAACGGTTGAATGTTCGTGCGAATAAGACTATCAAGGTCAGCGCGCAAGTTAGCAAGAATTTCCGGTTTAACTTGCGATCCGTATTCGGGCGCAAGCTCCATAGCCAACGAGAGTTCGAGCAACCGCTGATAGCCAGGCGGCAAATACTGTGTTGACGCCAATGTTGAATACTTAGCGATCATCCGTTCCGCCCTAATAATTAACAACACTGGCGTGTTAGGCGTCGGATAAACAAGTATCTGTCCGTAAGGAACATTAGGACGATACAAAAGCTTTGTCGGAGTTCCTGCCGCAGATTTAGATGCAATATTGTTCCAATATTGCTCTGTTATCAAACCAAGCGGCGTATCAACATTGTTGGCACGAACAAAAGCGCCAACGATACGAATAGGTCGTGCAGCCACAAAATTTGCAGCAGGCGAAACGTCAGGATCATTCCCTATCGTGTAGGTATTTTGTCCAAAACTTAAAGAAAATTGCTCTGCTTGAGTGCAAAAATAGTATTGCGGATTAGCCGCATACGAATCAATAATTGAGTTTAGGCTGTAAAGCGAATCTTGGGCTTCAGCCGAAGTTGGCACTTCACCAGCCGCAAGCAGGCCCAACAACCGCATGGACTTGTTGATGATGTCCTGCGCTGTGATTGCCATTACTTTACTCTCTAGTCGTTAGACGCCGACTTCCGCCGACGCGTTTTCAATGCGTTCCGTGACACAGAATCCTCCGACGCCGACATTTCTGCCGACGCCGGAGTTTCCGTTTCATCTTCAGATGGGTCGAATTCTTCCCATCCTCGTTCTATATCTTCTCTGGCTTCGAGGTCAGAGATTGCCACTTTGCAGCCGTGCCGATGATGACGTAAATAAATGTTCATTCCGACTCAGCCTCCAGTGGCTCTCCAATCTCGGGCGCTTCAATACGGTTCACCAACATCTTGTAGGCTGAGATTACCGCTTGACATTGAGAGATGTAAGTCTGTGACTTTGCAATCTCCTGCTCCAAGGAATCAATCTCAATCAACAAAAACTCTTTGGTGATCTGCATTTACACCACAGCCATCAAAAAGAACGTCGTTCCTGCATCCGTCACACACGCAATTTTGCGGTTCGGCGTGGCAGAAGTGCCACCCAAAACGGCCACCATCGCGGCGGGAAGGTTGAGAAGGTTCGTTACCGTGCCCGTGCTGCTGTTTGATGCGCGAATGAACGCAGCAGACCCCGGCAGCGAAACGCTGCTTGGAAAGTCCGAATCTACGTTCAACGACGCAAGCGTACCACCAGGTGTTACGCCAGCGGCCACACCGAGGGTCGCACGGATCGCGTTAGCCGCACCCGAAATCGAACCACCCGAGTTGACCGACAAGCTGATGTGAGCGCCGTTGGTCGTCTGTCCCGCGCCCTGTGCCGCAGCCACCGT